ATAACCGCCTGGATATGGGTTCTTAATCTTTTCATTGTTAGGCGGTATGGCAATTTTTTTCTTGTTAAGCTCGCGATAGATAATAGAATCCCATATAGCCGTAGTGCCAAATGTATCGGCAAGATTAACTCCACCACGATATGCCATAGTTTGTGCCAACTGAATAAGACCCATCTTTTCTTCGATGCGGTTAACGAGCTGAACGTCTTTGATGTTATAGTCTATAAACTTTTGATGATCTTCTTTATACAAGGTATATAGATTGCCATGTTCTTCGTACGATAATTTCTTTTCGCCGAGAACAACATGAGCGATGTGATCAAGCTTGTATGATTCTTGTGCGCCATATGAGTAACCGAATTTCTTAAATAGTTCTAGATAGTCGGCTTGTTGTACGCCGACGATTTCATAACCGTATTGTGTACGGCCAGTAATTTCTGTATTACGCTCATTCACCATATTCCATGGAGACAAGCGTCTTACGGCTTCAGCAGATCCAATACGTGCGATGCGATTAATAAGATAAGGAATATCGAAAAAACGACTGTTCCAACCAGTGACGATGTCTGGACGATTTTCGCACCAGAACTTATGGAAACTAGCCAGAAGAGCTTCTTCAGTATCAAACTTACGATATTGAATAAGATCGCCATACATTTCAATGGCACATTTTTCATAGTTGTAATCTCCTAGACCCCAAACGTGGTAGATAGATGACTGACTTGATTTAAGAGCAATTGAGATAATCGGTTGAATAGCTTCTTCAGGTTTTGGGAAACCGTCATCAGACGCAACCTCGATATCAAAGTTAACAACATTGACGTGTGAAGGATTAAATTTAATTTCTTCTGGAAACATGTCGGTAATACATTGCTGAATATAGTTTGTATTACCGTAGACTTTAAATTGATCGATATCTTTATATTGGTCAATAAAGTTACGAGCCTCTTTCATGGATGCAAAACCCATAGGCTCGACTGGCGTACCATCGAGGGCTAGCCAGTCTGTGTTTTTATTTTTACTTGGAATAAAAAGTGTTGGTGAGTATTTAATTTTCTTTTCAACACGCACGCCATTGTCGTTGTAACCGCAATATAGGATCTGATTACCGTAGCGGTTTACTGATGTGTAAAATGACAAATGATAGACCTCCAATGAATATGTTTATTCTAACACGAAATGAAGGGAAAGTACACAACTATTTTCAGTTGTGTACTTATTTAATATACAGCTATTAGGTTTTGCTAGAAACAAAAGAATACATTTCTTTTGCTTTCTCCTGAAGTTCTTCCATCGTATACATTTGTGGAACATCTTCGATTGTTTTTTTGCCAGCTTCCATCATTTGAGTGAAGAGGACCGTATTTAATTCTACTTGTTTATCCATATAGTCTTTTGCCATTGCAAGAATATCTGCACGGATTTCGAAGGGATTTTTATTAGACATATTGTCTCCTGTGTGTGTTTGTGTTATTTTAGGTATTTATTTACCATTTCAAGTAAATCATCATATTTGGCTACTTCATCAAGTTCTTTTTCAATTTCCTCAATGATGTCTCCATTGTTGCCAACTCCAACTGGATTGGCAAGCAATACTTCTACGTTTGCTAAGTGTTTATCAACATGACCTTTTGCATGCGATACAAAGCATTCAAGTAATCGATCTCTCATTAGTAATGTTCTCCATCAGCTGCCCGACCATTATACTTAGATCCAGACTGTAGCAATTTATTAATTGAGTCTGGATTGTTTTCTGCTTGACGGAATGTTATCGCCGTAATTGTAATACCGCTAATTAATAGAAGATGAAATACAGCGCTAAGTCCGAATGCAATTATGCTGCCAACCATTAGGGCAAAGATACCACTCCAAATAAAGAACAAACATTGGAATACCATATGAGCTACCATAGGATCTAGTTTCCGAAGCGGCGAGTTCTCGATTGTCATTACGCTATCCCACATTTCTCGTGGGAGTTTTACAAGTTCTGTAAGGGTAGTTTCCCACCCGATAGGTTTATTATATTTCATTATTCCTCACCCATTGATTGCAAATATGCAATTATGTCTGCGCGCTTGGCTTCTTTCTTTTCCTTAAAGTTCATCTTTGTACGTTTAACCAACTTCTTTGAGTTAGTTAGCCAAGCGTCCATAAGCTCAGGTGTCCATTTAGGATTCTCTTCAGCCCAAGCAACAAACGTTTTACTATATTTATATTTCTCGGTTACGCCTGTGCCGCGGTTCATAATATTCCAAAGGTTAGGTCCAGTCTTATTTTTTCCGCCTTCTTCAATACTATGACATGATGCGCATTTCTTAAAGTTTTTTTCGCCTTTAGCGACGTCACCGGCAAAAGCAGTTGATGCCGATAAAACTAATAATGTAGTAATTGTTTTAATCATGTTCTACTTCCTCTCGTGTTATAAAAGGGGGCCGAAGCCCCCAATTACTATGCTTTTCTAAGATCTTTAATTTGCATCATGCAATATTTAGATTGTTCATGCAAACCATTAGCAGCTAAGTGTGCTGCTGCTCTGCTATATCCGATAATCTCAAACTGTATGACAATGCTCTCCCAGATTCTGGCGAAAAAAGGACGATAACCAACATTATTGCTTTCAACATATGACATTATACCCACCCTCGTAAGTTAGGGTTCATGTCTACATCTTTGCGAGCGACAGAATATATATCGCCTCTGCTGATACCAATGTCGTTTAGTTCTTTATTAGTTAGCTGATTAAGTTCTTTAACCGTCTTCCTAATTTCACGTGTAGATAGATAAGAATTATAAATCTTATTCAAGAAGTTCTTTAGCATTTTTATTTTCCTCGTAATGCCCAATATTGATTTTACGAGGACGCATTTCTTCTGGGATAACATATTGCAATTCGATTGCCAAGATGCCATCCTGAATATCTGCTCCGTTTACGTGTACGTGTTCAGACAGCCTAAAAGTACGCTTAAATTTCTTTGTCGAAATGCCGCGATGGATAAACTCTCTACCTTTAGAAATGTGTTCCCCTGTAACAGTCAAAGTTCTGTCTTTAACTTCTACAGAGATCTCATCTTTTGTAAACCCAGCAATAGCCAATTCAATCAGATAATCTGTTTCTGAGGCTCTAATAATGTTGTGAGGTGGATAGTGATCATTTGAATGTTTAGCTGTAAATTCCAGCTCATTAAATAAATGATCGAATCCTACGAAAGATGAACGCGGGAAAAGTGTATGTACGCCTGTCATTGTTATCTCCTTTTGACCAAGCAAGATTGTAATGGACCCGTTTCCGGCATCCGATTTATTTATACATTATACAACATTATTACATCGTTGTACACTATTTTTTTCGTCTTTTTCCAAATCCAAGACGATGCATGACTATCATGCGGTCTTCATAAGACATTTTAGACCAAGATGATATCTCGTCTATAGTCCTATTACACCCCTTGCACACACGGGTATCTTTGTCTATATGACATACGCCTATGCAAGGAGTTATGTATAAATTATCTTGTGTTTCCATATGGAATGCCGTTATTTATTTTTTATAAGTTTCTTTACTATATATTTAATAAATTCTTCTGTACTACTTCTTTTCATATAATGATAGTAATTATATGTTATCTTTTCTCTTGTAAGAGGATTATCAAAATCTTTATTCTTTTTAAGTCTAATCATTTCATCTACTAAAGATTTTATCGTTAACTCGTTTGAGTAATCAAACAACTCGTCATATATTTCATAACCTTCGGTTTTTAAATGGTTACTAAAAGATCCACCTTCTGCAAATGTAAAAAACGGCACCTGAGCAAAAATAGGTTTTAAAGATTTTTCAGTATGCATATAATGATGATTCTCTATTGTGATATAATATTCGCTGTCAAATATATGCTGTGAAACTCTACGTTGTTCGGTTGTGCGGTATGTGTATTGTTTATTATCAGAATAGCTTATCTCAAAATCTTCAAATAGTCTTTCTTTAAACAAATGCTCATACTCATCATATTTTTCTATTTTTCCTTTTTTATGTCTTTGATCATCACATAACGTCCAGAAAAACTGATCATTCAATAAACCATTTTGCTCAC